ACATGATTTGTACACTATAAATTAGTCCAAATTTCAGTATTTCCATCTGAAATATTATCCCAAAATCTTAAATCTACTGGAGTTACATTAGCTTGAATTCCAGTAATTCCTAAAAAATTATTACTATCAGGAATTATAGAAGCTAAAGAAATAGTCATACTTTGACCAGTTATATCTAATATATGACCTGATGAAATCGTAATAGAACTTATATTAGCATTAGCATTTATTCCAGTAATAGGAATAAAGTTTTCAGTATCGGTTGTAATGCTAGATAAAGAAGATGTTAAACCTTGTCCAGTAATATCTAGTGTATTAGCAGTTCCAGTAGCAATATTACCTACACTAGAAGTTAAATTAAAAGCGGGAGTTACAATTGTAATAGCTCCACCTGCTGCAATTGAATAAGTTCCAATAAAAGTATTAGCTAATAATCCTGTAATTGAATTTATTGATGAAGCAGTTGCAACTAAATTTCCTAATTCAACATTAGCGACTTGACCATTAATTGTAATATCAGAATTACCTCGTGCTGATGTAAAATTTAATGCAGTGTTAGCTTGTTGACCAGTAGTTTGAAATATAACTCCATTACCTGTAAATACTAATCCAATTCGAGAATTCCATGCACCTTCGTTCCATGATTCTCTACCCCAACCTTCACCAAAATTTACTGATGGTAAAATTTGTTGACCAGTTATAACAGCAGCTGCATCAGGTGATGAATTCCATGCACCTACATTCCAACCAAGTCTACCCCAACCTACATCTACACTCATAAGGAGTTTCTCCTTATGCTATTCTTATTAAGCCAGCAGTCGAGTTAGCAGTAGGAAATTGTAATTCAAAAGTTCCGTTTGTAGAAGTTTTAACTCCACCAAAATCTAAAACTGCAATTGCAGAGTTACTATTATTTGCATTATATAGTAATGCTGCTTGTGCAGAAATAGTTGCATTTGGAAAAGTTACATTATCAGCATCAAAAATTGCAGTAGTTCCATCTACAGTAATTGCTACATTAGTTAATGTATTTCCACCTGCAGTATAATTAGTTCCAGATGATGATACTTCGTTTGCTGTGTCATAAGCAGTTGTGTTTGCTGCTAAAGAAGCCGTGTTATCATACAAAGCACATTTTATAGATTGTGCTGCAAGGTTTCCGCCAGGCGACATTAAGTCTTGTTTGAATACAGTAGCTATCGCTTGTGTTATTGCCATATTTATTGTCCTCCAGTTAATGTATTTGTACCTAGTGGGCTACCAGGAAACTTATAGTCTGTTCTTCTTCTTCTACGAGCTTCATTGTTAATAGCAGCTACTTGTTCTTTATACAAATTTTTGTATATAGTATAGTCTTCCATGTTCTTTGTAAAGAGATTTGCTTCAGCTAAACTAGCATAAAGTAATGTACTTGGAATATTTTCTGTATACCAATTTGTAGTATTAGTATTAGATAATGGATTAATTTTTCCTTGGTATCCTAATTTTAAAGTATAAGCTTGATCTGGAGTAGGAGCTAAATAAACTCTATTATCATCAAAATTAGCGAAATATTTAGGTTGACCTTGAATAGATATATCTGGCCAATATTCTTGACAAAAAGCTAAAGTTTTCATTTCTAAATAACTAACATTTGAACCTACTGTGATAGTTAAATAATTAAATAACATAGGTTCGATTGCAGTAGGAAGATTTACAAATCTATCTCCTGCTACAGCAGTTGTAGTTACATTTTCATTAAAACCAATAGGATCAATATCTCTTGATAAAGATTCAAAAGCATTTCCTATAAAATTTTCAACTTGATTAGTAAAATCAGTTCCTGTATTTTCAGCCCAAACTTTAATATCATTTTGAAGACTGCTGTACGTCATTGCCATTTTTAATTACCTCGTCAATTTTAAACTTTGTCCAAACATGTCCTGCAAATGGATAAGTTCCATAATGTGTTAATGGACTTTGAAGATCAGCATGTATTTTACCGCCTATTTTTTGCCATAATCTACAAAAAGCATAATCTTCACTTAAATATCTATTACTTTTTTCATCAATAATACAGTCAAAAAATGCAAAACAATTTTTACTGGCATATCTATCATTATTAATAATTTGATCGCTAGTATATTGAAGATTAGGATATGCTTCTTTCATTTTATCAAATACTTCTTTTTTAATTAACATAAATCCAGTTGCAGCATCTAATACTTCAGTAAAACCTTTAGTTACTTGTATATTTTTTGGATCTGCAAAATTTAAATTATATCCATAAGCTCTTTGTTCTAACATATCATCTCCATGTTCTTTTACCGTATCTGGAACACTTTTCCAATCAATAGATTTTCTAGGATATATTCCACAAGCTATATCTACATCTTGTTCTAATAATCTTGAAATCGCTTTACCTTGAAAACCTATATCTGCATCAATAAACATTAAGTGAGTAAAAGAATTATTATCTTTTTCACAATAATCTAAAAATTGACTTACTAAAGTATTTCTTGCTCTAGTAATTAAACTTTCATTTCCCATAGTGTTTAAATGAACTTTAAATTGATGTTTAGCTGCTTCTTGAGTTAAACTTAAAATGCCATGAAGATATCCTTCTGAAAGTAATCCTCCATAACAAGGTGTTGCCACCATTATACCTAAATTTTTATCATTTATCATGTAATAACAACTGTAACATTTCCTAATGTAGTTGTTAACAAATTTGTGTTGTTTGTATACCAAGTAGTAGGAATAGTTGCAACTCCTACATATACAGAGTTTCCAGAAGTATTTTCAAAACCAGGTAAAGCAGTTACTTGATTAGGAACGCCACCAGTAGTTGATCCAGCTATACCACCACCAGTTCTTGCAGCTTGTGTTGCAGATATATTAGCAGAGGGTCTAGCATTTTGTAAAGTTTGTGCATCAGTAAAATAAGTTAAATCTAATTGTGGTTGTTTAGGTTCCCACTCTGAAGTATGAACAAACATACCTGTCCATTCAAAAACCATTTCTTGATATGGAAATCTTAATCCTGATCTATCAGAAATTGCATAAGCAAACTTACCACCAGAAAATTTTGGTGAAGGTGCTCTATGAGGTCTAGTGCTTGCTGGAACTTTAGGCATTATGAGTAAAAAGTTGATCCTGTTGCTGGTAAAATTCTAGTAGAAGGAGTATCATCGCCAGCAACTAATCTTTGATATGCTTCTTCATAATCAATTTTTAATGTTTGTTGTGTTGTAGGAGTCACACCAGTTCTTTTTTTAGAAAGATAATAAGCAAGACCTGCACACATACATTCAAAAGCTCTAAATGGCACATCTATATTTTGTTGTACTCCGCTTACAGTTGAAGCAGTTATATCTTCTATTTTTCTCATTCTATAATATGTAATTGTATAATTTGTATCTGGTGCTGGATAAATTTTTAAAACAGGTGTACTTAATCTTTGTAAATAATATTGTGTAGGTCTAGCTTGAGTAGTTTTATTTGAAATTGCTGCATAATCATTTAATCCTAATGCAGTCATAGCATATTCAGTTCCATCACTTATTTGGATATTTGCATTAATTACATCTACTGTATCAGCTGGTAAATTATATTCAGTTGTGCCAGTTGTAATTGCTAAAGTTTTATATTCTACTGTCCATTGATTATAACCACGATTAGCCCAATCACTAAACATTATATTTAAACTTCGTCTAGCGGATCTTACATCATAACCTAAAATAGGATCGCCACCTATTCTGTCATAGGCTTCTTGTATTACATCATTTACTGTTAAAGTAAAAGTTGAAGTTCCTGATAATGCCATATTTCTCCATTACGCAAAAAATGCTGTCACACCATTAATAGTTGCTGCATTACCTGCACCAATTGTAGATGAAACTTGTAAACTTGTTTTAAATTTAATACCTTCTGCTGGAAGATTTAATTGTACTGTTGAAGCTCCAGCGGCTGCATTACCTGTTTCAATATCAAATACATCTGTTCCACCATCTTTCCATGTAAGAGTACCAGGAGTGTCTGTAGGTTCAACTATAAAACCTTTTAATCTCATTGGTCCTCCAAATATAGTAACTGTAGTGGCAACATTCGAAGCTGTATTAGATAATGCTGCTTTATTTTTACTTACAACATTTATATCTGATCCTGCCATAATTTCTCCTAAATTAAATTATATTTTTTTAAGTCTTGATATAGTAAAGCAATTCTTTCATCTTGTACATTAGAAGGTTTTAAATACTCTGCTTGATAAGCTTTAGCTTGAGTTTGTCCCATATCTAAAGGCGTTTGATTTAAATTAACAGCAGCTGGTAATTGACTATTATTTCTAATAGCTGTAACTCCACCACTTCCACTAAATGTTTCTATTACTTTTTCTATATTTTTTAATTTTTTTTCTAAA